CTTATACAGACTCATATCAATTCGTTTAATTCGTTAATAGTACAGGTTCTCGCTTCGGTATCACCTCCTGCTGCTTCTACCCTAACATCATAAGCATCCATCAATTGTCTGCCTCTATCCGCTTGTGGGAATCTTCTCAATGATTTAGAAACACACTCAAAAGCCTCCATCGTAGCACCATCCGCTAACGCTCTGTTCTGAAATTGAGCAGGATCTAAAATATAAAACATTGCACTTCCCCAACCTATTTGGTTGGTGAAGGCATCTCCGCTACCCCACCAAGTAGAGCCGTATATAGCTCCGTAGCCTTTTTCGTCAGTTGCCATTCTTTTTTGTTTTCTTTAACAAGTAACTTTGCAGCTTCTTGATGTTATTTTGTTTTGGCTTGTATGTTGTTACAGCACCCATCCGTTAAATGTACTATCTCTTAGTGGGTAAATATCGTCATTTGTATTTTGATTATACTCAGGGAATAGATTGTTGCGGAATGCAAGGTAATCTATAAGTCTACGAGTATAGTACTCCGCAAGGTTACGTTCCTTTTCAATAAGGAACGACAGATCCTCTCTAGAGGCTGTCTCGCCATTTTCAACCGTTCTCTTATATACTCCCCCATTNGAAGCAGTAAACGCTGCAAACGGCAAGTATTCCGTCATAGCCCAATGAATAAGCATAGGCTGGACATAGTCATCTACCAAAGTTTGGTAGTTTCCGGTTAAAGTATCTCCTATAATGTCGTTTCCGATCTTGTCGTATAGCTTCGTACCGAGATACTGCTGAACGTGTACCTCTTGAGCTATCTTGATGAATTGAATGAACTTATCAGTATCTACGTTCCCTGAAAGGAACGTATTACGAACAAGATCACTTCGTGTGATAAATAGTGCAGTAGCCATTAGATTCCTCCTTGTATATCTTTCTTACTTGGTGGGTTGATGAAGCCCTTGTTTTTCATCTTGTTTGGTGCAACGCTTACCTTGTTATCGTTTGCTGGGGCACGATAACCTTTTGATCTCGCCTTGGTAGTGCTGATGTTTGTTCCAGCTTCCGTTTGTCCAACGTCATCAAGATCCTTCCACATATACGTTTTTCTAAACCATTTGTGGTTGCATCTTGCACCACCTTTGTACAGCCATATTGAGTAGGTATCAGATCCGTTAGGCCCAAAACCAGCGTTGACTGACTTTTTCTCCATTTGTAGAATGTCCTCCTTGCGGTACAGCTTTCCGGCTGATACCATCTTTTGACAAAACTCACGGCTATTTGATCCTGCGCTCAACGGAGCGTACTGATAGCGTACACGGAAAAACTCGCCTTGGCTGTTCATACCATCTTGTTCGCTATTAGAGTTAGGTCTTGCTGTTCCGGTACTTGCAAGGTTTACAAACTTGTCTAAGACCTCCTCTTGGTCGTAGTCAACTTCACGCTCGTCAACCAAAACCCAGTTTTCAAGATCTTCTTCCTCACCCATTTCGATCAACTCGTCCGCAACGGACGATAGATCTGATAATGGTACGCAATTAGGTACTTTTTTACCGTCCTTCATTTTGAAGCCTACCATTTCATAGCCGTCCCAACAAGGATCGTCCTCGTCCTTCAAATTGGTCTTGCATCCGCATTCGTGTGCTGATAGCTTTTCTCCGGTTTGCTTTTCAGTTTCTTCCTTGGTAACGGCTGATCCACGATCTACAAACTCAAGTGGCTGCAATGTCTTGAAGTACAAGTCAAGGCTAATGCCGTTGACCGCAAGGATCTCATCTAAAGCCTTGATAATCAGGTTTTGGAACGGACGTATTACCGTGTTATCGAAAAGCAAAGATGCCGTTTCAATTTCTTCCGCATTGTTTCCTAATCCACTATTATCCTTGATTCCCAGCAACATAGGGCTGGTAACTCGGTGAGCAACCATAAGCTTCTGCATAGACTCAGCAGATAAAAACTCATACTGCGCTGGTGCATCCGATAGAGGCACAGCATCAATTGTTGCAGCTAATTCCTTGCTTTCGTTAAACGCAAGGATGAAGTTTCCAGCATTCGAACTACCACTAAACTTCTCACGAATCTTATGCTCAATCTGCATACGTTCTTCCTCATCCGGAACTCCGTTATTGAAGTTAATCATCATCGAAGGCGCAAGGCCGTTCTTGATATTATTGATATGGTAGTTGGCTACTTCTTCCTCAAGCTCTGCATAGGGAATACCACCTTGGTAGTCTACTGGTGAGTAGTAATAAAATCCTGCACGATATGGTCTAATAACCAAGATCTCAATAGACTCGTTGCTCGTTCCGAAAGCTGCAAAGCGTTCCGGATCTTCGTTAGGCCCAAGGTTCTCCCAATCAGCGCAGTAGTAATANCCTTCAATATCTCCTTCTTCGTTGCACTTTTCAGCACGAAGTGTCTGAATAGGCATATGCTCAACCTGTGCAATCTCATTCCCTCCCTTAGAGTAGATTATTTGGAATGCTGCTTGGCCCATTAGCTTGAGATCACTTGTTACTTTTCTCAAGCAGTCCTCGCGGATGAGGGAACGCATAGCAGCGTATTCTTCAGGCTTTTTATTGCTATCGGTAGCATCTATCCCCTTGCCGTAGATAAGGTCGCTCACAGCGTTTATAATAGCGTTGTTGGTCGGGCTGCCGTTGAAACGATCTATCAAATACTGATAGTAGTTATTATCTTCACCATAGCCAACCCAATCACGGTTTTTTACCTCGGTTATCTCTGGTCTAGTATAACTAGCAAGATTCAATGCGTGTATTTTCATATTACAATGTATTCGTTGGCGTTAGCCTTCTCGTGTTCAGTATATACGTTTTCGTTCGTAGTGTACTTGTCAAAGTCCGTTTGATCGGTGCAAAACACCTTTCCACGATATAGCTCTGCCGTTCCGCTCACCACAATATAGTAAAATCTGCCCTCTTTAAAAGTATATGTTGGCGTAATGCTAACAAAGTTTCCGCTATTTGTAGCGGTAACGCTTGAGGTTGCTGAAGTGTTTGTAGACTCGTCCGTTATATTCAACGATAACGATCCTGTTTCCACTATCCTCGGTACAAATTTAATCAGCTTGTTTGTAGTACTTACTATGTGCATACCTAAGTAACGTGTTGCTAAAGTTTTGTGCAAAAAAAAGGGGAGCAAAAAGCTCCCCCTTATTTAACACGCTAAACAAATTAAGCCCAGCTATCTGTACCAACAACAATCTGCTCAGTTGCAGAAGCCATTCCGTTAAATGGATTATCTACCGCAGGAGAGTCGATAAAGTTTGCTGGTTGTAGCTCATTAGCAGTAAAGCTTAGAGTGTAACCACTCATATCGCCCATTGCTGCGCCTGAAACTACTGTACCCCCTGTAACGTCCGCTCCGTGTTCACGGCCCATCAAGAAAGCGTTGCCGTTGTAGTCTACAACCACAATGTGTGGACGGCCATAAGCCAACAACTTCAATTCTTTATTGTCCTCNTTGCTCAAACGAGGAAGCGTAAGCTCAAGCGTTTGCTCGTAGAATACAGTTCCGTTATCACGAGAAGCAGTTACGTTTTGTGTCATAGAGCTGTTGCCCTTGAGCTTATATTGGTACGCACTGAACGTACCGCTCATATCAGTTACCTCGTCTGCCGTTAGTGTAATCGTACCCAAGTCTCCGTAATCTACGAAGTAAACCTCTTTGATACCACCAACCGCTTCGCGACAAGGAAGAATGCGTCCTTTTGTTAAATCACAAGCCATATTATATCTTATTAAAAAAGGGTAGGCAGATTGATCCACCTACCCTTTCGTTATTACTAATCAAATACCCTATTAAGAGTACAATACGATTTCAGAACCCAATCCGTACTGAATACCAGCAGTAAAGCGCATAATCACACGAACGTTTTGTGATCCGTCCAAGTCAGCCATATCAAGAAGCTTTACTTCTTGAGCATCGCTCAACAAACCTGTACCGAAGAACAAGTTAGACTTCTGAGCAGCAGCCATTGTGTTGTCAGACAAACCTGAAGCAACAAACAATTTAACACCATCAAAAGCTAAGTCTCCTCCGTTGAACCAAGTAGTACCTTGGTTGTTGATACCCGCAGCACCTAGTCCGTTAGCAGCAAAGCCACCTAATGCACGAACGTAAGCACGAGCTACGTTTTGAGAAACGTAGATGTACATATCTTCTTTGCCGTATAAAGTAGATGGAATAGCATCTACTACTTTACCAAGCTCAGTGATAACGTTTGCAGCATTAACGGTTGTTCCTGTTACGTCTACTACGTCAGCATCAGCAGCCCACAAAGTTTCGAAGCCATCAAACTCACCAGCAGTAGCGTTAACACCTTGCCAAATGTTTGTTTCCATTTTCTCAGCAACTTTAGCAGCAACGTGGCCGATCATAAAGTCAGCAAAAGCAGGAGGCAACTGATCGTAAGCAGAGTAGCCCATTTGAACAGCTTCCCAGTCAGAACGGAAGTCTTTCTTACACAATTCCAAGTTTACTTGGAATTCTTCAGGTTGTAGAATACGCTCAGTCAAAGTTACCGTAGAGGTATCAGCAAAATCACACGTTGCATCTTTTACGATTGCATCCGTAGCGAGTTTCTTCATTACTTCTTTGTACTTCACGTTTGGTTTCACGGTGATACCACCACCTTCGATAGTATCTGCGCTCAACAATGCAGCAGAGATATACTTCCCTGCAAATTCACCAGCATAGGTGGTTGTAATTGATGTAGTTGTAGCCATCTTTTTATTTGATTAAATTCTTGTTTTATTATTTTAATTCTGGGATTGCGCTATATCGACCAGCAACTTCCGCCATCAATCCTGAAGCTTTATCTGCCAAGCCAAGCAATACTTCAACGTCAATGTTTAAGTCTCTTAGAATATCGACCACCATAGCCTTGTCAACGCCAAGCGCAGCAGCTGCCTTAATCATATCCTCCTCAGCTCTATAAAGGTCCATACCGGCACTTGTCATTTCGCCACCAACCATCTCAGCTTCACCGGCAAGATCTTTAATGCGTCTCCCGACAGCATTAAATTCGTCTACCAATCCTGCGTACTCTCTGAAAATGTTGTCAGATGCATCTAAAAATCCTTCAACTTGATTAACAAGTGCCTTAATCTCTGTTGTGTTAGACAAGTCAACCTTTTTTTGCTGCGACAAAGCAGCCCATACACTCTCTACTCTTTTCATCGTTGTGCGATTTTACCAAGTACACGATCCAAAGTTGACTGACGGCCATTCGCACCAAACTTTATAGCTTCCTTCTTAGCTGTCTTTGCTTCAGGGTTAGCTTTGATTGGCTTACGAGCTGGTTTTCTGCTCATCTCAACTTTTTCTTCGTCTTTCTTTTCGCTTTCTTCAAGCTTACGACGCATTTCTTCTACTTGCTCTTTTACTTCCTCAATCACTGGAGCGATTACCTCGACAACAGTTTCAACGATTTGTTGTATTTCAGGAGCAACTTCTTCTGGAGCTTCAACAACAACTTCTTCTTCAGCCATCTCTACTTCTTCTTCTTTCTTTTCTT